GCTTTAATACTATTAAGAGTTATACTGTTTGCAGTTGGAATACTAATAGTGTTGAAGTTAGAAGTTAAAACTGTAGAAGCTCTACCATACTCATCTAAGTAAACAATACCCGTAGCAAAATCTCTATTACTGTGTAATGAACCTGCGTCTGCCACAGATGTAAATACTACATCAGCAGAGCTAACTCTAAAGTACTCATATAAATCTGTCTGATTTACAACTGGTGGGCCAGCTGACCCCGCACTTACATATTTCATTGCAATTACCTGTAGACCTATTATACTACTACCTGGTGTAGTAGATATAGGCCAACCTTGTAGTGCGGTTGAACTTGTCACCCCGCTTAATTGTTTTGTAAAAGTACATATCTGAGAAGGGACTTGTAGGTCAGTGTTAAACCTATCAGTTAAAGAACCTCCTTGAGATGACGTTGCTAATGGTTGAAAGTTTACACCCTCTTGTGTTCCTATTGCATTTTGAAAATCAGGACCAATAGCAAAATCATAAACATTAGCATAATCTTGAGTCAAAATAATTTGTAGTTCAAATGTAACAGTTCCGTTAGTAAATAAATTGTTATCTAAAAAACATTGTTCTGCTGTTGTTCCACCTATTGATGAATGTTCTATTTGTATACTAAAGTTAACAGATGAGCCTTGTTTCAGCTGTGATGCAATTGAAGATAAATCTATATTTACTTTTGCATTAGTGGCTGTAACTGTATTGTTGGGGTCAATTGTATAGTTTACTCCATTAACAATATTAACAGAATCAATAGAGGTAAAATCAACATTTTCAGTAAACAACTCAGTGCTATAATTCATTGCAATCTTTTGGTTATTTTCATTGGTAATGTTATAACCATCTGTGTAGTTTCCATAGATAAGTCTATTACCCATTATAGTCAGAGCTTGTGCTTTTCTCGGAACATTATCATATAGCCTCCCTAACTCATCAGTTCCTAATACAGAGTATATTTTACTATTGTTAAATTGAAAAGTGTGAATAGAATTATCAGCCCAGCCATTTTCTAACTTGTTAAATCTTTCTACTACATATACATTATTAGCATTGGTATCCTTAAATAGTAAATCAACTTCTTTAACTCTTTCGCTACCAGTACTAAAAGAAACATTAACAGCGTTAAATCTGTTACTCATTCCTTCGTTATTGTAATTTTTTACGCTAAATTTAAAAGGACCAGTTGCAAAAGCTGGATTACTAAAAAGAGATATTGCACTATACTCGTTGTTAGAATATCTATATCTATATGCAAAACAAAGAAATCTATCTTCAATATAATTTTCTGAACCAGGTAGTGTCAACCCTACAAAAGTAGGAGCTGGTAAAGGAATGTCAGCTGTAGGTGTTGTTCCAGGTATGAACTCATACCCAGGTGGTTTTACTATAACAAGTATATCTTCTTCTACTATTTGGTCTACACCAGCTACTGGAAAATCATACGAATGAGTTACATTTATTTTTCTGGGTTCATTTTTATTGTCAGTAAAAAACAATAAGTCTTCTATTTTCTGCACACCTGTTATTAAAAACTCTGGGTCAAAAGCTAATACGTTAAATGTAATTACATGATATCTTAATGTATCATCATTAGTATTGTAAGATGCTATTAAATCAAGTTTTGTTCCATTACCTGAATAGTTATTATCATGAACAAACCAGTATAGAGTTTCATTAGCACTATCTTCATAGGCACCTATACATACTGCGGTGGGAGAAACAGGTACACCGTTAAAACCTAACGTTGTAAGCTGTGTGTTTCCTCTACTGTTTTCTACTGCACCAATTTCTGTGGTTTCTGTAGAACCGAGTCTTACGTTCATTGCATCAACGTATTCTCCTGGTGGAAGAAGTCTCTCATCCACGGACTTATTCATTCGTCCTTTAATAAAATTCGTGGTTACTATTGGCATACTACTTTATCCATTTATCCTGACCTCTTAAGTTCATTAAGAGACGACCAGGATGTATATTACTTAATCTTATTTTTGCATTTCTTAATAGAGAAGATTTATCTTTTCTTGCTCTATTAACAATGAATTCTTGTACTCCTAATCTGCTATTTAAAATGGCGTATTTAATATATGCGTAGATATATTCTTCAAATAATTTATTTACACTAACTCGCGCATCATTTCCACCTTCCATTCCATCAGATACATATTCTAATACAACAGATGCGTCACCACCTAACGAGCTAAAATTAATTACCCCTCCTCTTTTATCTATAGTAAATGTAGGATTTACATTAGCAGTCTCAGTGTTTAAACCAAACCTTGCACCAACAGAATAATCAAAATACCAGCAACCATCAACACATGTTCCTTCACAATTATGAAACATACTATTACTGTTTAAATAAATACCCACTCTACCTCTGCTTAAATCTACTTGTGAATCCTGTGGGCTTAAAGCATTACCGTCTTGGTCAAACAATATTCGGTCTTGATTATCTTGAAGATATGCTGAACTCCAATTAGTTTGTATATTTTCGCTCATTGGATACAATACTCCATTTCTAAATTGAGATATTCTTACCCAGTTAACATAATCAGATGGTAAAATAAATCTTGAGTTATTACCTACATCTAATTGTAATATTTTTATTTCTTTCATTGCATCGTAATTCAATTCTTGAATACCACGCTTAGCATGAAATAATATTTGAAACCTGTTAATATTGTTAATCAATTCATGATTACCTTGATACATCAACATAAAATTATTTACTATATCCTGTAAAGAAATATATTGATATGACCCCCAGTTAGCATCTTCAGGAGAGTTACCGTTGTTAGTGTAATATTGATATTGATTTATGTATGTCATCTTAGCTTGTTTCTTGTGTATCTGTTAATTCTTCTGTTTGTCCAAACTTATATACCGCATCTTCTCTAATTTCAATACCTATGTATTGACAAATCTTTGCCACTAAATTTGGCTCATCTGATGCAGGTAACTCGAAACTTTGATAATCTGCTGCAGCTGGATTAAATATAGGGTCTTGTCCAGATGTAGTTAAATAAGTCCAGTTAGGAGCTACAGGATATCTAATATACTGAGCTTGTATTGCTCCTCCTTGTATTATGGTATTAGGATATACTGATATATTATTACCTAAAACACCAGGAGTTACATTAGAGCTTGCCCCACCTAAAACATACGCAGGGTATTGTGTAGTTGGGTAAGTTAAATTAGAACTTGTTAAATAAAATAATTTATTTTGATTAACTCTTTCAACTTCAGTTATATTGTATTGGTCATAAACACTGTATGTTTCACCTTGAATAAATATGTTTGCACTAATAACTAAAGTTGTATCATTAGTTATTTCTGTTATATAAGCAAATGTATTATCAGTAGTATTAGTTATTACATCACCTACTACAACAGAAGAAGTAAAAGTTTGGTTTGCATCTATAAGTTGGTTTACACCAGCACCAGTTGTTGTACCTGCTACCTTTAAAGTAGGGTAATAAAATATTTTATTTACTAAATAATAATCAGCTGGTAAATTGTAGAGGTTGTTTAAACCAGGGTTAGGTTGAGCTAAATATGCTGTTGCTGAAAAAGTATCTATAACTTCTTCTAAGTTTTTTATTACATCTGCATAACCCGTTCCTGAAGTTCTTGCATTCTCTCTATTAATCCAGTTATTATATTGATAAAAGTAATCTTCAAATATATCCATTTGAGCTTGTAAACAATACAAGTTAAAATCTTGTGGAGAGATATAACCATAATTATTTTTATTAGCTATAGCCAAAACTGTATTTCGTACGGAGTTAATCATAAGATAATCTTTCTACAAATATAAGTAAAAAAAAAAGAGGCTTAATTGTTTAAGCCCCTTTCATAACTGATAGTTAGTGATTACTATGCAGACCACTCTTCTTCTATCTGAGCAATAGCTGTAACAGCATACTTAGGCTCAAGTACATAGAAAGGTCGTGTCCACGCAGTAGATAGTGCATCTTCCATAGCATCAACGATACTATTTAATTGCTCTTTAGTTTTAGCTGCATCACTTGCTGTAGTAGCAGTGATTTTTACACCTA